AAGAGCAAAGCCGAACGCCCAGACCCTACTGACTTCCAATGCCGGTGATTCCTTCAGCACCGTGCTGAACGATCTTGTCGAGAGGGCCAGGAGTACGCCGCCTAAATCGTTCGGATACTATGAATACAGCGCTCCGCCATTCGCCAAGATAACCGATCGTGACGGCTGGGCTTCTGCTAATCCGGCCCTTGGCTACACGGTCACGGAGGCGGCATTAGAAGAGGCCGTTAGTACGCAACCAATCGAAACTACAAAGACCGAGATGCTTTGCCAGTGGATTAGCTCTACGGCCAGCCCCTGGCCTCATATGTCGGTTGAAGAGGCCGGCGATAAAGACCTTAAACTTGTACCCGGTCCGCTTACCGTATTCGCCTTTGACGTGGCACCGAGCAGGCGCGATGGTTCGCTCGTAATGGGCCAGGTAATGCCTGACGGTCGCATAGGCGTAGCTGTGTTAGAGGTATTTCATTCGGACGTATCCATCGATGAGCTATTCGTTGCCAATGCGATCGCTCGCTGGGCCAAGCTCTATTTCCCGAGACAAGTCTGCTTTGATAAGTACACAACCGCCTCAATAGCCAAAAGGCTTGAAGTTAATGGAATCCAGATAACCGATATATCAGGCCAAAAGGGATATCAGGCCTCAGGCGATCTTTACGAGGCCCTGGCTAATAAACGCCTGGTACATAGTGGCCAGGACGAGCTTGTTACACATATGTCTAACTGTGCAGCTAAAGAATCGGATGCCTCCTGGAGAATCATCCGTCGTAAATCCGCTGGACCGGTTGATATTGCGATCGGTTTAAGTATGGTCGTTCACGTGCTAACGCAGCCAATGAGTGAGGCTAAAGTTTACGTTTAGACACGCGGCAGATAGCCGTACTTATGCTTGACATTATGGGAAAATGGCGGTTATGGGATTACTTCAAACTTTAGGTTTTAAGGCGGCTGACAAGCCGGCTATTGAAGCTCAATATGCACCAGCAGTTATGGATACGACCTACGGGTACGGATCGTTTAACACTAATAGCTCTTTCGGTTATAACAATGTCGGTATCGATCGCAACTTTGCTTTAATGGTTGCTTCCGTATCAAGATGCAGAAATCTTATCGCCGGCGTTATCTCGTCGATCGATTTAGCATTATATAAAAAATCAACTGGTGAAAAGTTAGGTAGCCCTGTTTGGCTTGAGCAACCTGACATTCGACAACCACGAAGCGTAACAATAAGTGCAACCGTGGACTCTCTTATATTTTATTCAATCGCCTACTGGCGCGTTACTTCTTTGTATGCCGACGATGGCAGGCCGTCAGGCTTTGAGTGGGTTGCTAATAACCGCGTAACATATACCACCGACAAATATGGAACAGAAGTAAAAGATTATTTTGTTGATGGTAACTTGGTGCCGATGAGTGGCATTGGCTCGCTTGTCACTTTTCAGTCACTTCTTCCTGGTGTATTACAAACCGCAAGTACCACTATTCGCGCTGCCTATGACATCCAGAAAGCGGCGGCGGTAAGTGCTGCAACTCCGATGCCGACTGGAATATTGAAGAACTCGGGAGCCGACCTTCCTGAAACACAGATCCAAGGTTTACTAGCTGCGTTCAAGAGCGCTCGCCAAAATCGATCGACGGCGTATCTGACTTCGACTTTGGATTATGTACCTACTTCATTCTCGCCTAAAGATATGGCCTACACGGAGGCCTCACAGTATTTAAGTACCGAGATCGCACGTTCGATGAATGTACCGGCATATATGATTTCGAGCGATATGAATAACTCGATGACATATCAAAATATCCTGGATGGCAGAAAAGAATTCGTCGCTTATTCTTTGCAGCCTTATATTTCCGCGATCGAGGACCGCCTCAGTATGAATGACATTACCAATAGCCAAAATCAAGTGCGCTTTGCGGTAGACGATACGTTCCTTCGTGTAGATGCTAAGGATCGTTTAGACATTATTGAAAAAATGCTAAATCTAGATTTAATTGATGTAAACCAAGCTCGACAAATGGAACAACTCACACCGCTAGGAGATGCAAGTGCTACTAACGTTTAGTCAAGAAATCCAGGCGGCTGATACAGAGCGCCGTATCGTATCCGGACTTGTTGCACCATATGGCGAGATCGGTTTTACGAGTGCAGGCCCTGTAATGTTCGAGCGCGGTTCAATTACTTACGCCGAGGCCTCACAGATAAAGCTTTTAATGCAGCATCAACAAGATAAGCCGGTAGGTCGCGCAATTTCGTTCAGCGATTCAACTGCAGGCGTGTACGGATCGTTTAAGCTTTCGAGTAGCACTCGAGGACAAGATGCGCTCGTACTCGCTCAGGAAAATCTGGTCAGTGGCTTATCCGTCGGAGTGGATGTAACCGCTTCGAAGCCAATGGGAGATTACCTGTTAGTAACGGCTGCGGTCCTCAAGGAAGTTAGCCTCGTCGAGAGTGCCGCTTTCTCCAGCGCCTCCGTAACTGATATTGCTGCGGCACGAGCTGCGCTCGAAGCTGCAACAAGCACAAGCACCAAAACCACAACGATCAATACGACAATCGTAGAGACCGAAACAGAAACCGAAAGCGAGGAAGCTGTGACTACAGCCCCAGAAAATACACCGGAGGAGACTCCGGTAGATACACCGGTCGAGGCTGAAAAAGTCGAAGCCGCTCGTAAGATCATTCGTCCGTCAGTATTGGATTCTCAGCGAGTCCGTACACCAATCGTATCTATGGCAACATACACAGAGCACAAGATCAAAGCTGCACTAGGTAGCGATGAGTCTCGTCTTTATGTAACTGCCGCAGACGATAGCTTTTCAACTAACCCGGCATTTAATCCAACTCAGTACCTATCAGAGTTTGTAACTAATACACGCTTTGGAACCCCGGCTATTGATGCCTGCAGTCAGGGAGTTCTTCCAAATTCTGGTATGACAATTAACGTCCCATCACTTGTTACATCAGCAGGTGGCGGTTCAGGCGTTGCACCGACTGTCACAGTAGAGGCCGAAGCTGGAGCCGTATCTAATACAGGTATGGTTACACAATATTTAACTGGAACTGTATCCAAGTACTCCGGAATGAATACCATAAGTGTTGAGCTCCTCGAGAGATCAGATCCAAATTTTTATGCGGAACTGACTAACCAACTTCAAAACGCTTATTTAACTTCTATTGATACCGCAGTACTTACAGCGCTATTAGCTGCAGGTACTAACGCATCAGCTACTACAGCTGATAGCGACGGCGTTATCGCTTACAGCTCACAAGCTGCAAAGCTTGTCTATGAAAACACCGGTTACTTTGCTCAGAACTACATCGGCAACGGTGCACAATGGCAGCTACTGATGTCAGCAACAGATACCACAAAGAGACCAATTTATAATGCAATTCAACCAATGAACGCGGCTGGACAGGTAGGGCCTGGCTCTATTCGCGGTAACGTACTTGGACTCGATCTGTATGTAGACCGTAACTTTGCAGAGACTACTGTCGATGATAACTCAGCCATTATTTTGGCTCCTGAGGCGTTCACCGTTTATCGTGGACCTCAGGCTTATATGTCAGTGAACGTAGTATCTAACCTACAAGTACAGGTTGCGATCTACGGATTTATGGCAACTATCGCAAAGATGCCTAACGGTATTATCAAGTTTGCGAAAATCTAAGCCACAACCCTAATAGTCGGTAGGGCTCTTAGCCCTTTGAGCCCTACCGGCCTTTTTAAGTAAGGAGATTATTGTGCCGGCAACTTACGTCACCGAGGCAGAGTTAAGAGCCAACCTTGGAATCGATGCGCTCTATTCATCGGATATCGTCGAGACGTGCTGCCAGACTGCCCAGGATCTTCTAAATCAATTTTTATGGTTCGCTTCCGCGCCGGTTGTCGGTACCACTTTGCAGAATAATGTTGCAACCGTAATGATCGCGAACCCGGCTATCTTTACAACCGGCCAATCCGTAACCTTGAGTGGATGCGGCTCAACCTTTAACGGCACGTACACAATTACGGGAACGATGCCTTGGAGCGCCGGTACTACTAATTTAATCCCGTCGATCGTTTGGAATAACTACGCCTGGAATTGGCCAGCCGGTTATAGCTTTATCCAATTTACCAAGGTCGCAGCTAATGTTAATTTTAGCCGGGTCCTCCCTTATGGCTCTGCCGTGGGCGCGGATACAAAGACAAACAGCTACGCGACCACCCCGGCTGTACGCGAGGCCGCGATGATTCTGGCGGTGGACATATTCCAAGCTCGCCAGGTATCACAGACCGGCGGCGTATCTATTGACGGATTCAGTCCTTCGCCATACAGGATGGGTAACTCAATGATCGGCAAGATCAGAGGGCTCATCGCCGGGTACCAAAATCCAAACAGTATGATCGGATAGCAGATGCCAGCGCCGATTACAACCTTACGAGCTACGGTAGCCGCCGTTTTGGCTAACCCTAACTCTTGGAACACTTTTGCTTTCCCTCCGCCAACAATCACGGCTAACTCTGTAATCGTTGCACCGGCGGAGAATTACATTACGCCAAGTAATAACACGAACGCCGGAATATCACCATTAGCGAACCTGAAAATCATTATGACCGTGCCGATGCTGGACAACCAGGGGAACCTGAACGGCATCGAAACCTTGGCTGTAGCTGTGTTTAACAAATTGGCTGCATCAAATATCGTTATGAATATTGGCAGTATGTCGGCTCCAACTGTACTTGATGTACAAAGTGGAACGTTGCTAACTGCCGATTTTAATATCTCAATACTCACAAGCTGGAGCTGACAAATGACACTAACCGATGAAGATATTGCCTTTCTAATTAAGATAGGGCAGATCAAAGAAGCACCAAAAAAAGAAGCAAAAACACACACACCTACTACAGAGAAAAGCGAGGAATAGGCGATGGCCGTATTTCTATCAAACGGAGTAGTCGTAACCCTTAACTCGGTTGCACTCTCTGATCACGTAACGAGCGCTACGATTAATAGAGTTTTTGAAGAACTCGAAGTCACTGCGATGGGCGACTCAGCTCGTAAATTTACTAAGGGACTAGAGACTTCAACAATTACTCTAGATTTCTTAAATGATAACGGAGCTTCAGGTGCCGGAGCTGTACGAGCTGCACTGCAAAGCGCTTGGGGTACTACTGTGCCGATTACGCTAAAGCAGACAAGTGCCGCCGTTGGTACCGATAACCCTCTATATAGCACTACGATTTTGGTAAACAACACCACCGACATTAACGGCGCTGTAGGGGACATCTCAACACAAAGCATTACATTTACCTGTAACTCACCAATTACAATTACCACCGCATAAATAAAAAGAAAAGGGGCATCAAATGGCACGACTCAAAATAACAAGGGCTACCGGCGAGGTTACTGAGCATCAGATAACTCCACGGATCGAGTACGCCTTTGAACTCTATGCAAAGAAAGGTTTTCATAAAGCCTTTCGTGACGATGAAAAGCAGTCGGATTTATACTGGCTGGCTTGGGAATGTATTAGGACTAGCGGCGAAACCGTAAAAAGTTTTGGCCCCGAGTTTTTAGAGACACTTTCCAAAGTCGAGGTACTAGACGACGAACTTTTAAGCTAGGGCGGGACTCCTTAACCTATCAGGTAGCGCAACTATCTATACGGTTAGGGGTTCCGCCTCAAGCGGTACTAGACCTCGATGCAGAGATGTACAAGATGTTAATACAAGTGTTAAACGATCAAGCAAAGGAGGCCGAACAATATGCCCGTAAACCTCGAAGGCGTTAAAGGCACTCTAAAAGCTATGCGTAAAATTGATCCAGAACTACTACAAGAAATGAATACCGAAATCAAAGCGGCAATGATTCCTATCCGGGACAAGGCCCGAGGTTATGCACCATCGCCTCAACCGGATAACCTTTATGGCTGGAACGAGAATACGGTAGGTAGAAAGATTACAGCTCGTAACTCAGCCTTTAGAACTTTTAACACCGAGGGCCAATTACGCTTATTTCCATTGTATGACCACAGCACAGTTAAAAAGGGTATCTATTATGCCCAGGCTCCTAGCTCGCGTAACCGTAACGGCTGGCGCGCTTTGTACTATGTGGCCAACCGTTCGGCTGCTGGTGCAATCTATGAGACCGCAGGCCGTGTAAATCCTGGCGGATCATCAAAGAGCCGATCTAATAACCCTGGCGCTGGCGCTCATTTCATTAGTCGTATGGGGCCTTTGTACGGAAGTGAACGCGCCGAGCGCGGTCGTATGATTTTTAGAGCTTGGGAAGAAGATCAAGGTAAAGCTCAGAACGCGGTAATTAGGGCTATCACTAATACCATCAACTCCTTTAACCAGGGCAGATACGCGAAGGCTGCATAATGGCAAAGTTACCCAGTTTATTAGTTAATGCCGTTACAACCTTTGACGGCAAGGCTCTGACTAAGGGCGAAAAACAAATCAAAGGCTTTGAGAAAAATGTTAAAAATCTAGCGCAGGCTTTCGGTGTGGCCTTTAGCGTTACAGCGCTGGCGCAATATGGTAAAAATGCCGTTAAGGCTTTTGCCGCTTCAGAGCTAGAGGTAGCGCAGCTAACGACCTCGGTACGTAATCTAGGCCTAGCCTTTGCCACGCCTGAAATCAATCAATACATCGACAAACTAGAAGCGGCCACTGGTGTAAATCGTGATCAGTTACAGCCGGCGATGCTCAAGTTATTACAAGTCACCGGGTCAGTTACTAAGAGCCAAGAGCTGCTTAACCTCGCGATGGATGTATCGGCCGGGACAGGGACCGATTTAGCAACCACCAGCGAAAAGTTAAGCCAGGCTTATGTGGGCAATTTCAAAGGCCTACGTTCGCTCAACCTAGGACTTACCCAGGCCGAATTAGCCTCTACAGACTTTGAGAAAGTGCAACAGCGCCTACAGGTTTTATTCGCTGGCCAGGGCAAAGTAGCTGCAGATAGTTACGTCGGCTCGATGAACAAGCTAGCAGTTGCTTCGGAAAATGCCAGCGAGAAAATTGGTAAATCGTTACTCAATGCCCTGACGGCACTATCTGGCGGCAAGACCATCGACGATACGATTTCAAAGATCGATACCTTAAGTACCGCTATCGCTGGTCTAATCGATGCCACGGTAGGGCTCAAAGCCGGTGAGATCCTTCAGCAGTACTACGGCCTAAACGCCGGCAAGATTCCTGGTGGATTCGGCAATCGTTCATTATCGGCTGGCAATCAAGACACACAAAAGGCTGATGCCAAGGCCCGGGCCAAGGCTGAGGCAGATGCGGCTAAACGAGCTAAAGAATTATTAGCACTGCAAAAGAAATCCGCAATAGCCGAAAAAAATAAACTTTCGTTATCCAAGGCCGCAGCCGTCTTTGATACCACTCGAATCTCATTGGCCGCCGCTCTCAAGGCTACCTACGATAAAGAGACACGCTTGCGCCTCGAGGCCTTGCAGGCGATCGAAGAGGATAACGGCGATTTAGCGCTTAAGAAGATTACCGAACTGGCTGCACTACAAAAGAATTCAGATTTAGCAAAGTTAGCTGGTATTAAAGAGGTTAGCGATGCAACCCTTCTGGCAATTAACACACAATTACTTAATGAACTTACCGCTATTGATAAATCTAAAATGGCCGAAGGCGATAAAGAACTGGCACGTGAAGAGGCGTTCAAGAAGTACAACGCTGCAATTACTGCCGCTGGTCAGTTAGCCGCCAAAGAGTCCTACAGCGAGCGCGTACAGATTCAATTAACCGAGATAGCACGTTTAGCCTCTATTAGTAAGACCACCAGCGCAGCTACAACTGCCACGCTATTACGCGAGTCTGCTGAGTTATCTATGATTGACCGTGTAGCCAAAGCACAAAAGTTAGCAGACGATGCTCGCCTTAAAGCTTTACAAGAATATATAGCTCTACTAGGCAAGATTGGTACAGGCGGTAATACCGGTGGTCTAACCTCTAGCGGCGTAGGATCGCTTATACCTAAATCCACGGTTATTGATACCGTCGAGAAAATGGCTGAAGCTACTAAAGGTCTAAAAAAAGACGTAACGATCTTTGATCTATTTCCAACTTTAACCGATGCACAAAAGGGCGACCTTGGTGGATATAGCCCTACAATGAATTACGGCGGCGGATACCCGGCTACTTATAATATTAAGATCGAGGCAGGTTTAGGCGATCCAGAGGCTATCGCTCGAGCTGTTGAGGACGTACTTAATCAATCCACATATAGAGGCACCACGGTTAATCGCGGTTCCGGGGATTACACGATAGCGTGAGTACCTGGTTACCCGAATGGCGTATAACCGTCGGTACGACGGTCTACACCAATGTACTCAGCGTAAATATGGCAACGGGTCGCGATGATATCGATCTACAATGCAACGCCGGGTATGCCCGTATGGAGATCGTAAACGTAAACAATACGGCCTTCGATATTGACGTTACAGATATTTTGACTTTAGAGCTAAAGAACAGCTCAGGCACATATGTACCCGTATTTGGTGGCACCGTATCGGACTTTGGCATATCCGTACGCTCACCGGAAGAGGTGGGCTTTATAACAATCGGTAATATATTGGCCGTCGGTTCCCTGGCTAAATTGACCAAGGCCTTGTTTCCGGATGCCCTACCAAAGACCGAGGACGGCAACCAGATCTTTGACATTCTAAACGAGCTATTAATTAACTCCTGGTTCGAGGTAGCCCCGGCTCTACAATGGTTTAATTACGACCCTACGACCACTTGGGCCGATGCAGAAAACGTAGGCTTGGGTGAGATCGATCAGCCTGGACTTTATGAAATGATCTCACGATCAGCCGATCCGTTTAGCAGCTACAACTTATGCGCCCAGATCGCACAAAGCGCACTCGGAAATATGTACGAGGACAAGGCTGGCCGCGTATGTTATGCCGATGCCGATCACCGTACGGCTTATCTATCGGCTAACGGCTATACGACTATCTCGGCTAATTACGCTACCCCATCCAGCGTTAAGTCAATATTACAAATAGGCAAGATCCGTAACTCGCTCGTATTTAACTACGGTAATAATTACAATAATCAGGCCACGGCGTTAGATGCCGCCTCTATCGCTAATTACGGACGGTACCAGCGCAGCGTTAGCTCTAACCTCCATAACCTAAGCGACGTGAACGACGTTATGGATCGTGAATTAGGCCTCCGGGCTATCCCACGTGAGCAGCTACAGGCCATTACTTTTAGACTGGATAACTCGGAGCTACCCGATGCCGAGCGTAATAAGCTGATTAACGTATTCTTTGGTGAACCTATCGTTATTAACGACCTTCCGATTAATATGTTTAACGGGTCCTTTAATGGATTCCTGGAGGGCTTTGCCATCAGGGCTACGCCTCAATTCGTAGACATAACGCTCACGCTGAGCCCTACAGATTTCTCACTGGTTGCGCCACAGTGGGATACGGTTAGCCCGTCTAACCTGGTTTGGACAGGTGTAAACGCTACACTTATCTGGGAAGACGCTTTTGGAGGTTTGACATAATGGCAACGGTTACCCCGAACTTTAACTGGCCCGTTCCAACTTCGACCGATCTGGTCAAAGACGGAGCTACGGCTATCGAGGCACTTGGAGATTCTATTGATGCCTCGCTGGTCGATCTCAAGGGCGGTACCAGCGGACAGGTATTAAGCAAAAACTCGAATACAGATATGGATTTCGTCTGGGTTACTTCCGACGATGCTAACGCTATCCAGAATACGATCGTCGATGCAAAGGGCGATTTAATTACAGCTACAGCGGCCGATACCCCGGCACGTTTAGCGGTTGGATCTAACGGCGAGACACTCGTAGCAGATAGTTCCACTTCAACAGGCTTGCGCTATCAAGCAACAAACGCAGCGGGTAAGAATTGCATCATTAACGGCGGTATGGACATTTTCCAACGTACTTCTTTTAGCACTAATAACGCTTATGCTTTAGACCGTTGGTACATTAACGCAAGCACAAACACCACAGTTACACAAAGCACAGCAAAAACAACACCTAACTCACAATATATGATGCTTTTGACTGCAACAGGTACTCAACAGATTTTTGCTTATCAGGCAGTAGAAACTAAAAACGCGATTTACTACGCTGGTAAGACTGTAACTCTTTCGGCTTACGCCGCTGGACTTACGACTACCACTAACCTGATTATGGTTCTGTCTTACTCAACTTCCGTAGATAATTCTGTAACTGGTACTTGGACTGACATTACAGTTGCAAGCGGTAACGCTAACCTGACTTTAAGTTCAACCGTTACCCGATGGAGTGCAACTTATGACGTTCCATCTACTGCCAAATCTTTGCGAGTTCTTTTTGTAAATAACGCGGCCAACATTACAGTTGGTCAAGGTATCTACTTAGGCGATGTTCAACTAGAGGTTGGGTCAGTTGCTACCGCGTTCTCACGCGCAGGCGGAACAATCCAAGGAGAATTAGCCGCTTGCCAGAGGTATTACTTCCGAGCAATTTCAGATAGTGGGTATAAGACTTTAGGAAATGGTTATGCAGGAAGTGCTAATGCGCTAGACGTCAGCGTTATTTTGCCAAGTCAAATGCGAGTAGCACCAACTTCATTAGAAACATCTGCTATGTCCTCTTTCTACTATGAAAGTTCAACAGGTGGAACAACACCAACTTCAATCACTCTGGCTACAAGAACGACACCAAATCTCGGTCAGGTGGCAGTTAATAAAACTGGTTCATTTACTGCTGGTTATGCTTATTCCTTATTCAGTAACAACACATCAGCCTATTTAGGCTTTAGCGCGGAGTTGTAAAATGGAAATCATTACAGACACATTGACAGGACTTGAAACTGTATTTATTACCAACGAGGACGGCACAACTTGGTCAGCGTTGAAATCAACTTATGACGCTTTGCAAGCGGAACAATCCACACCGAGCGTTACAAGTGGAGACTAGTTATAACGGCTACCCGGCCTCTAAAGATCCGGAAGCTATAAAAATAAAGTCCTACCTTGTAAAAGGTACGGATCGTAAGCTGCGATGTGCTGAGAGCGTGGGGCCACTACTCGCAGCCTTCGCGGCTGAATTTCACGAGCTGATCGAGCCGATCGATGAGGGTACGTTTGACGATTGGGCATATGCGTACAGGATGGTTAGGGGTAATCCAACCAAACTATCGTGCCACTCATCCGGGACGGCCATCGATCTAAATGCGACGAAGCATCCACTAGGTAAGTTTGATACGTTCCCGGCTGAAAAGGTGCCAATGATTCGGGCCTTGGCTAAGAAGTACGGCCTCAAATGGGGCGGCGATTTTAAGAGCCGTCCGGACGATATGCACTTCGAGGTCAATGTGACACCGGCCAAGGCTAAAGCCTTAATCGAGAGTTTAGGTTTATAGTTATCCAAAATCCTTAAGGGCACTAAGGAGCACGAAATGAAAGAACAAGCAATAGCTGCTGCAAAATCCTACGGTCGCGCTGCGCTGGCTAGCGCCGCTGCGCTGTATATGTCTGGTATATCAGATCCGAAAGTATTGGCTAACGCGTTTATCGCCGGGCTAATCGGGCCATTACTTAAAGCGCTTCAACCTTCCGAAGGTCAGTTTGGGGTCAAGAAGTAATGGAACAAGTCCAGCTCGTAGTCGGTATAACTTTGGGGAGTTGTACCATTTTGGGGCTGGGGGCTGGGCTTATCCGTCACTTTGTAAAATATTACCTGTCCGAGCTAAAGCCTGACAGCAACGGCGGCCATAACCTACGCGGTCGCATTGACCACATAGAGGCCCGTCAAGAGCGTATGGACGTAAAGATCGACAAGATCTACGAAATATTATTGGAGACACGCCTAGCCAGGTAATTGCCTTTTGTCAGTGGTAGGCCTCATACTGATACTACAAACGCCGGGAGGGCTACTCGGTTTGGTAGCTGCTCGGCCTTAACAAAGGGCGAACAATGAACAGTATGGACCTATTAATAGGCCTTGCCGCTTGCGGTATGGGCTTTATGTTTATGGTGATCGGGTATTCAATCGGTTACCGCCAGGGGCACGGCGAAGGGTTTATTCGCGGCCGGGCAATAGCACAGGCTCTGAAAGATAAGGAGCTAATCTAATGGGATTCTTAGATAATTACGAGGATGTAAATAGCAGGATTAAGCGCTTTCGATCCGAGCATCCGACAGGCAGACTTGTTGCCATTATCGAGGATATGGATTTAACCAAGGGTACGATCTTAATCCGGGCCGAGGCCTATCGTGAATACGAAGATCACGTACCGAGTGCCGTGGATTACGCATATGGCAACGTTGCCTCGCTACCTAACAATATGAAGCGCTGGCTAGTAGAGGATACTGTCACTTCCGCTTATGGACGTGTCATCGGGCTTTTAAGTCCTAGCGATGCCGGAAGGCCTACACGTCAGGATATGGAAAAGGTAGAAGTGCTACCGGCTGATTCTGACCCGTGGAGCACCAAGGCTGCCATCGAGGACATTCCAACAATGGCCACAGCTATCACCGATATCGCAGCGAATCTAGGCGGTGAATTAGTAGCTGCAGCGCCGCGCTGTCCGCACGGCACGATGGTTTGGGCCGAGGGAACGGCCAAGACCACAGGGAAACCGTGGGCCGCGTACAAGTGCACGGAAAAGAACCGGGCTAATCAATGTACCCCACGTTGGTATGTTTTAGCTTCTGACGGTAAGTGGAAGCCACAGGTATAAAATGGCTAAAGAGTTTACAGAGGCCGGGCTATTTGATTACATTAAGACACGCTACTTAGAGGATTTAGAGATGAGTAGCGATGCCTTCGAATATATAGATGCAACCAGCCAGGGCTATCGGTTAATCATCGAGCTAAAGTGCCGCCATACACACTATGACGAGTTAATCCTGGAAAAGGATAAGCACGAGTCACTGGTACAACAGGCGGACAAACTAGGCTTTACGCCGTTTTATATCAATTCAACGCCTGAGGGCATATATGCGTTTAACCTACGCAAGATAAAGGTCACTTGGACCACGCGAAAACTGCCGGCATCAACCTATAACAAGACTATCCCGGTTGATAAAACGGTCGCGTATTTACACATAGACGAGGCGGTAAAACTGTAATGGGAGAATTGACGTTTATTAAAGATGGCTACGCAACCACGATCCACGATGACGGAAATATAACCGTGGTAGCTGCTCAATATTGCGATCAATGCAAAAGCTGGCAGACAGGACTGGGTGGATTCAATGTACGCGATGTGACCGGCGAAGTCGTAATGTGGCTGTGTGCCGATTGCAGGGCGTAATGACCACATATAAATACGAGTGCCGTAAATGCAAGAAGGTAACCGAACAAATCGAACGCATCATTACGGACAACCTGCCGCCTAACGTTAAAACCCTGCAATGTACTAAATGTGGGGTTATGGGCGTATGTCTAATGGAGTCCCAGGATGCCGATGTATGAATATGAGTGCGTTATGTGCAATATACGCTACGAGCTAGAGCAACCGATTACATCCGTATCGGCCCCTATGTGCTGTGGTACGCATATGCGCCAGGTTTACCACGCGCCTGGTATCAGCTTCAAAGGAACCGGATGGGGTCATCAGTGAGCGAGACTCTAGATATGGAGTTCGGCTATAACTTGATCGATACGGGCTCATCGGACGATTACTACACACCAGCGCATATATTCGAGGCGTTAGGTATTGAGTTCGATTTAGACGTAGCCTCGCCTGAGGGTGGTATTCCGTGGATTCCGGCTAAACGCCACTACACAATTATCGATGACGGCTTGGCTTCGCCTTGGGATGGTACGGTGTGGATGAATCCGCCGTACTCGTCACCGCGTAAATGGATTGAGAAGTTTATAGAGCACGGTGACGGCATATGCCTAGTACCTACATCGAAGGCTAATTGGTTCAAGCAGGCCTGGGATCAGGCCGACGGCGTTATGTGTATGGACCCGGCGCTTAAGTTCGTCCGTGGTAATAGCTTCGCGCAGATTCAATATCTGACCATTATGTTCGCGATGGGCGATCAATCAGTAGCTGCGTTAAAGCGTTCAGGGTTAGGTAGGGTGCGATGAATAAGTTATCCACAACCCCTAATAACCTGTGGACAACACGCCGGCAGCCCGTTAAAGTTATCCACATTATTGCTTTGTACTTGACCTATGGGATACGCTCCATACGCGCTGGCGAGCCGCTGAGGCGTGTAGCTCGCAGGCGCTGTTTGGTGCTATTGGGTGCGCTCTGTGTATTAGGCACAACACCAGCCTCAGCTATAAACACACCAAAAGACATTAATAACTATAAGTTATATGCACACTTTAAACTAATAGATGCCAAGGAATATAGATGTTTAGAGCTCCTATGGACACGTGAATCACAATGGAATCCAAGAGCTGATAATCCTAAATCTACAGCCTATGGAATCCCACAAATGCTACGAATGAAGGAACGTGATCCATATAGGCAGATAGATATTGGGCTTCGCTATATCAAACACAGATACGAGACAGCCTGTAATGCGTGGGCACACCATAGAAAGACTGGTCATTACTGATGGTGCACGGTAGGCAGGACCCTAGATTAACTAGGAAGTACAAAGCACAAAGGTTAGTCGTGCTCAACAGGGATGGCTGGACCTGTGCGTATTGTGGGCAAGATGCCACTACGGTAGACCATATACAAAGTATTAAGAATGGGGGCGATCCGATCTCATTAGAGAATATGATCGCTTGCTGTAAGCGTTGCAATAGCGCCAAGGGTTCACGTTCACAGGCGGTTTTTTTAGCCCGGACGGCTAC